ACCACTGTTCTGTCCAGCACGTCCGGCGCTCTGTATTACAAGCCCGCCGGCACCACCGGCGGCTTCGGTGAAGCTGGCGTCAACGTCGGCACTGACACCATCACGATCGAGCCCTACCTTAATTTGAAGGCTGGTGACCCGGTTGTTTTCAGCATCGTCAACACCCAAACAGGCGGCGCCGGCTCCGGCACCTTGCCTGCTGGTATCGCTGCTGCTACCACCTACTTTGTACTGACCTACACCGCCGCCACTGGTGCGCTGACCGTATCGGCAACGCTCGGCGGCAGTATTCTTAACATTACCGATGACGGCACCGCCGTAGCCCCTAACGAGTTTCAGGTTGCCTACGCAGCCTTTGCTGCAGTAGGCCAAGTCCGCGATTGGAGCTTTGAGATCACCCGCGCCGAGATCGACGTCACCACGATCGGTCAAACCCCCGGCCAGTACGTGCCTTTCCGTAACTTCATCGCCGGTTTCGCCGATGGTTCTGGCACCGCCACGGTCTACATGACCAACGAGGACGCCGCGCTATCCAACCGGATGATCGAGGACGTGCTCCAGCGCCAGCAAACCGGCGCCGCCTTCAAGCTGTACACCGATCAGGTGTTTAGTGGTGGCACCCTGAGCGAATCGCTTAGCCGTTCGATCGCCTTCGATGCAGTGCTGACCTCGGCCAGCCTGAACATCAACCCGGACGACGCCCAATCGGTGACTGTCAACTTCCGCCCCTCGGCGACCCCCACCTTCGACTTCGCCAAGTCCTGATAACCTCTGGGTTGTCCCCCACCCGCCCCACCACACGGTGGGGCTTTTTCATGGTTACTGCGTTACACTAGAACGTAAATCAACAAGGTTTTATGCCTGCTTCAACTCCCATTCGGGCCATTGACCGCCTCCGTAAGGCCGCCAACCTGGAACCCACCAAAAAGAACGTGGAGCTATCCGATGGCAGCACGTTTGAGATGTGGGTCAGCCCACTAACGATGGCCGAGCGTGAACGCGCCCAAAAGCAGGCCAAGTCTGACGATGCCAACGCCTTCGCCCTCCAGCTGCTGATTACCAAGGCACTGGACGAAAACGGCGCCAAGCTGTTCGCCCCTGGCGAGATCGACGTCCTGAAGAACGAAGTCAAGGACAAGGACCTCCAGACGCTGATGCTAGCGATCCTGACCGACGATTCCGAGCCTATGGACCCAAAGCCCTAGCCGCCGACCTCCGAAAGGACAACTGGCTTCTGCTCCAGTTCGGCATCGCCAAAGAACTCGGCCTTACCCTCCAACAAGTCCGCACCACGATGACCGCCGAGGAGGCCCTCGGCTGGAGCGCCTACTTCCAGATCCTCAACGAGGACCAGCAAAAGGAAATCGACAAAGCCAAACGCCGCCGCTAACCCCGGCGGCTTTTTTGCTGTGTAAACTGAAGTACCAGAAGCTGTCATTACCGCAGTGGCTAGTTACAACGCCGCAATCAATATCGTTGTAAGCGGCCAACAGCGCTTAGATTACGTTCTCAATTCTGTAAAAAAACTTAATGCAATTACAGCTAAATTAAAACCTATAAATTTATTAGCCCCTGGCGCGGGGGGCGGCGGTGATGCAATCAGAGTCGCCAAAAAACAACTAGATGATTTTGCAAGAGCTGTTGTAAATTTTCAGCCGCAAGGAATACAGAAGCAAGCCAAAGAACTTAGTAAAACAATGGCCGGTGCAGCCGCTCAAGCGTCTGCTCTCACCACAGCTCTTGCGAATGTAGGTTTGAAGTCTGGCGGATTCAAAGAACAAGCAGCGGAAGTAAAAAACTATGCTTTGGCTTTAGACACAGCCGCCCGAAATGTAGCCCGTTTGAATGCCATCGGTCAAACTGTTCAAAGAGGTGCTCGCGTTCAAAATATCGCAACCCGCTTTAATGTCAGTCCTGAACAGGTTGAGCAAAGGCTCGCCAACATGCGTGAAGCAGCGGCCAAGCGACAGGCACAGCTAGACGAGGCAAAACGGCGGCGCGATTTACAGAAACTTCTTCTGCTGAAACGTGAAGAAGATTTTGAACTTCGCTTAGCGCGTATTCGAGAACGTAACGCACAGGCAGAAGCCAAAAGAAAAAGACAAACTGCAGGTGTTAGTGATGCTATAATCGGGGGTGCTTTTCCTTTGCTTTTTGGACAAGGCTTGGGTGCATCACTAGGTGGCGCACTGGGCGGTGGAATAGGCGCCCGAGTAGGCGGAGGTAAAGGCGGTTTTGGGGGTTCTTTGCTTGGTACTATTGTTGGACAAGCTACTATTGATTTCGCTATAAATAGTGCGCTCAAATTAGGCAAAGCTCTAGAAGCACCTACAACAAACATCGAACAACTTATCGAACTTCTTGGTATTGCTGGTACAGGGCTCAAATCCAACATAAGAGTTCTACAGGAACTGGGCCTAACCTCTACCGCAAGTTCACTAGCCCTAGCAAAATTAGAGGCTACTTTAGGCGCAGAAGGTTTTAAAAACGCCGAGGAATTTAGTAAAGATGGGCAAAATCTTGCTAACGCATTTAGTCGTTTACAGTTAGCGGTGGCTAATTTGGCTAACGGCGCACTACCGGGCATACTTGATTTTCTTACAAATGCTATAAAATTAGCCGCTAATGCAGGTTTACCCAAAGGCGGTTCCCTGGGTAGGGTCGCCGGCGTAGCCTCAGCAACAACACAAAAAACTGCAGGTCAGCTACGCGCCGAAAACTTTATCGGGCCTGTACCTGATGTGGATCTCACATTAGAGCGGGCCGCCCAGAAAGCTATTACACAAGAAAAACAACGACAAATAACTCTCGCCGCAGCGCAAAAAAACCTAGAAGAAAGTAGGTTAAGTTTGACCCGGGTAGACCTGGCGGCTGAACAGGGGCGTATAGCCGTTCTCCAAATTCAGAATGATTTAACACGTAAACAACTAGAACTTAGTAAAGAAACAGAAGCAACTAAAAGAAGTCTTCTCGACCTAGATATTAAGTTGTTGCAACAGCAGAAAGCTCAAGCGGAGGCCGCCCAACGTAACGCTGTTATCGAGGCGCAGCGTGCCGTGATGCGTCAACTAGGCGGATTGATGATTGAGCAGACTGAACTGGAAAATCAGTTGTACGTACTCCGCAGCGAAAGCGCAAAACTTCTACAAGGCGAAGCAATAGGCTTAGCAAGTCAGCTCAACAACATAGAGCAGCGTTATCAAAATGAAATAGACATTTTAGCTGTACGAAGAGATCTAGAAAGGTTGGGTATAAATGAAGCTGAAGTTTTACAAGAAATAAATACAAAGTACGACGGGTTAACGGCTGTTGTGAAGCAACGCCTTAAAAACGAAACAGAAACACTGCTACAACAGCAGGCTCAATACAACCTCACTCAACTGCAAATCAAACAACAGCGAGAGCTAGCAAACCTGGAAACAAGCGGGCGTTTCCAGCTGGAATTGCAGCGCATCCAATCTTTCCAAGATCCCACCGGCTTCGGTTTCTTCGGTGACGCCCTCCTAAACCAGAAGCTAGCTCTAGAGGAGTACAACGTTACTTTGAGTAACTATGACGCACAGCTGCTGGCTTTAGAAGACCGCATGGCTGTGCCGGGCTTGAACCCCGATGTCTTGCTTGGTTTAACCCAGCAATCCGATGCTCTCAAAGATCAAATAGCTCTGTACAAAGAATACCAACCAGCAATTATTCAGGCCAGGCTTGAACAAGAAAAGTTTAATACTATTTTTAACGCAACTAAAACTGCTGTAGATAGCCTTGCTGATGGACTTGTCGGGGTAGTGTCCGGCACCATGACAGCACAAGAAGCCTTTGCCTCCTTCCTGAGGACCATAGGAGAAATGCTGGCAGAAGAAGGAAAGAAAATGATCGCTCAATATATTGCTATAGGCATCGCCAGAATATTTGCCGGGTTTGGTGGCTTTAGTCCACTTAGCAATGCTCAGGCGACAAGTTTCAATTTTAATCCAGGGGCAATGACTGGCAGTCTTACTCCAGGTGGTTTATTTGCCGAGGGAGGCACCTTCTCTCAGAACGGCATTGTCCCTTACGCCAGTGGCGGTGTCGTCAGCTCGCCCACGTTGTTCAAGTTTGCCGATGGTGGTGCCACCCGCACCGGCCTCATGGGCGAAGCTGGCCCCGAGGCGATCATGCCGCTCAAGCGCGGCAGCGATGGCAGCCTTGGGGTACAAGCCACTGGCCTACGCGAAGCTATGAATCAGAACCGCGCAGCCGGCGGCGGCACCCCCGTGCTCAACATGAGCTTCCAGTCCACTAATATCGGTGGCGTCGAGTACGTCAGCCGCGATCAACTGGAAGCGGCAATGGCACAAACCCGCCGTCAGGCCTCTCGCGATGGCGCCCAACGTGGCATGACCATGACTCTCGATCGCATCCAGAACAGCAGCTCCACACGCCGTAGGATTGGGGTGTAATGGCTGACTTTCCTGCACTGAAGCCAACGGCCCGCAGCTTCCAGCTCGGCCAGTATCCGATCAAAACGTATCGGGCGATGTCTGGCGCGGTAGTACGCCGCAGCTTTGGCAACAAGCCGTTTGGCTACACATTGGAGCTGGAGTTTGCCAATGTTCCAGAAGCCACCGTAAATGACATCTGCGATCACTACAACGGTCAAAGTGGCGGCACCTTGGGCTTCACAGTGCCGGCAGAAGTGTTTGCTGGTTACACCAGCACGCTCCAAGGCAAGGTACGCGAGCCCGACGGCATCGAGTGGCTTTACGCCGAGCCGCCAAGTGTCACCAGCGTGATCAAAGACATCAGCAGCGTCACCGTCAGGCTGGTGGGTGAAATCAAATGAGCGAGATTCGCATCGCGCAGTATTTCGATATTAGGCCTGCCAGCGGTGGGCAGCGTCGGTTCCAAAACTACTTCGTTGGTCAAACGAAGAGTCTCGATGACGTTCAATATGACTTTGCACCATTTCGCGCCGATGGCAGTGTTGCCAATCTCAACGGTGACAATGCTGTTGTCCGTGTGCTGTTCCCGGCCACGGAGTTCAGCATCAAGCTGGTGGAGGAGGGTGACGGCAACCGGCTAAGCGAGTTGACACTAACGACGCAATGGCTTAACGCCGCCGAGGCCATGGTTCGCTCCTACGTCGAGTATTACGTCGGCATCGGTGCCAGTTTCAGCGAAACCACGGTTGAACTACGGTTCCGCACCGCCATGGATTCTGTCGGCGCACAGTTCCCAGCACGCATCTT